TAACTGTTACTGAAACCTCACATGAATCAACAGGATATTTAACAATTAAAACTTTTGATTCAATAAGATTAACAACAGTAAATGAAGGTAAGTCTCAAATTGAAAGTGCCGCAGTTATTCCAACTGATGATACAGAATATCAAGTATGGGTAATTGTTAAAAGAACAGTTAATGGAATTACAAGAAGATATGTTGAATACTTAAATGTATTTGACTTTGATAAAAATGATAAGACTACATTTAATTTTTTAGATAGTGCTTTAAGTTATAGTGGTGCAGCAGTTACAACTCTTTCTGGTTTAGATCACCTTGAAGGACAAGTGGTTGGAGTATTAACAGATGGTGCAACGCACCCAAATAGAACTGTTACCTCTGGTGCAATTAGTTTAGATCGTTCTGCAACAAGTGTTAAAGTAGGATTAAACTATACATCTTTATTACAAACAATGAGATTAAATGCTGGATCACAAGATGGTACATCACAAGGTAAGACTAAAAGAATATATGATATTACAGTAAGAATGTTTGAAACAATTGGTGTAGAGGTTGGATCTAATTTATCTGATATGGAAAGAATACCTTTTAGAAATTCTGCTGATTTAATGGATGAAGGAATACCACCATTTACAGGAGACAAACAGGTAGAATTTAGAGGAAATTACGAGACAGATGGGTTTATCTATGTTAGACAAACTCAACCTTTACCTTTTACAATTTTATCGTTATACCCAAGGCTAGTAACAAATGATGGATAATAAACTACATATAGTACCTTATACTTCAGAGCATGGTAATTTTATTTTATCATGTCAATTAAACCATAAATTAATGGATGAAGATGCTAAGTTTGGAGGAGACGCAATAAATTTAGTAGAAGAGAATTTAGCTTTTACAGGTACTGTTAATGACAAACCTATCTTTGCCGCAGGTATGAAAATGATTTGGGGTCAAGTTGCAGAAGGTTGGGTCATTGCTACACATGAAGTTTGGAATCATCCATTAGCAGTAGCTAAAGCAATCAAAAAAGATTTTGCTATTGTTGCTAAAAAAAATAATATTAAAAGAGTACAAACTGCTGTAAGGGTAGATTTTGATAAAGGTTTAAGATTTGCTAAATGGTTAGGTTTAGAGAATGAGGGTTTAATGAAACACTATGGTTTTGATGGTTCAGACCAATACAGATATGCGAGGATTTTTTAATGAGTTTTGTATTTGATATAGCAGCAGGACAACAAGCAAATGCTCTTGGTAAATATAATCAAAGTGTTCAAAATAGAAATGCTTTAGTTAGAGAACAAGAAGCTGAAGCAATTGAAAAACAAAATGAATTTGATATTGCTAGATTTGACCAGCAATTTTTACAATTACAAGGTCAAACAAAAGTAGCAACTTTAAAATCTGGTGTAACATTATCAGGAACTGGATTAAGAGTTATGAGATATAATGCTGAACAAGCAGAAATACAAAAAACTGTTATGGATTATAATTCTCAAGTTGCACAATCACAAAAAATGGAAGATGCAAACTTTGCAAGAATACAAGGAGTGATTGCTAGAAGAGAAGGTAAAATTGCTCAACTTGGTTATTATGCAAAAGCTGGAGAAAGTTTACTTAGTATGCAACAAGCTGGAATGTTTGGATGATGAGAGATTATAAATCAGAATACGCAAATTATCATTCTAAACCAGAACAAAAAAAAAATAGAGCTGGAAGAAATGGAGCAAGAAGAATTATGAAAAAAAAATATGGTAATAGTATATTAGGTAGAGATGTAGATCATAAAGATAGAAACCCTAGAAACAACAGTACTAGTAATTTAAGATTACAATCTAAATCTTCTAACAGATCAAGGAATCAATAATGCCAAAAATTCCTACATTTGCAGCTACAGCAAGACCCACAGCAGAAGCGGCTAGTGTTGTTTCTAATATAAAAGTAAATGTAAATCAAAGTGTAGCAGCAGCATTAAGACCTTTAGGAAAAGCTGCTGAAGATTATTATGTTAAAGAAAAAAAATTAGAAGCAGATAATAAAGCTTATTCATTATTAAGTGATATGTATGTAGACCAAAAAGATTTAAATGGAAATATTGTACAAAAAGGTTTGTATACTATTCAAAGTGAAACAAGAAATAATGGAGAGCCATCTTCTGCTGCAGAATATAATAATGTAGAAACAAATAAATTATATAATTATTTTGTAAATAATAAATTTAATGATGTAGATAAATTTACTCAAAAAATAATTGCATCAAAATTTTTTTCCACAGCAGGAATTTTAAAAACAAAATCACTTGAAGGATCAAGAAATACTCAAATTACAGATTCAATAAAAATAGATGAAAATTATATTACAAAAGAAGCATTAGTTTTAAAAGATGTTGGAGCTCTTTACTTACCAATATATAAAAAAAAAGTTGCAGATAAAATATATGCTAATCCAATTTATGATGATGGAGAAGATAAAATAAAAATTAATGAGTATATTAATTTAGGAGAAAAAACTTTAGCAGATTCATTGTTAGCAACCAACCCAAGTAAATTAAATAATTTATTAAAAACAGATTTCTTTAGCACTATTAGTTCGGAAGATAAACTTACCCTATCCGCAAATGCTGATAAAGCAATATTCGATTTAGATGTAAAACAAATTTCTTTTGGACTTGAATATATACCTGGAATGAAAATGGAAGAGCTTTATACAAATTTTAAAGAAATAAGAGATGGAGTTTTTACAAATAAAAATCAACAAAGTGTATGGAATAATTTTTCTCAACCTGAAAAACAAGAAGCATTAAAAACATCTATCTCAAAACTTAGAGAGTCTGAATTTTTATTTAAACAATATAATCAAGATATTGACAGAAAGGCTGCAGATGCTTCACAACAAGCATATGGTGAAATATTAAAAACAACTAATGGAGAAACTTATAATGTTAATACTATTAATCAAATTTATTCAGATAATTCTCCTATTAAATTAGATTTATTAAAAATAAACGAAATGGTTGAATCGGATGAAATAATACCAGATAGTTCTTATAATAAAAAAATAGACATATTACAAAAAATATCAATGGGAGAAATTATTGATATTCAAAAACAATTTAAACTATCTAATGAATCAGAACCATCTTCTTTATTACAAAGAGTTATTAATAAAGAGTTATCAAAAAAAGATTTAGAAAAATTTAATACATTATTTAAACCAAATGGAGTTGATGATGGAACAAAAGATAATATGAGTAAATTTTTTAATTTTATTGAAGATACTCAAATATTTGTAGCAGGGATGCCTTCGTTTAAATTTTTTGATTCTAATTATGATAAGAGATTAAATTTTTATACAGATTCAATGTACAAAAGATTTCTTATTGGATTGTCTGAAGGAGAAAATGCAGAAGATTTACTTGATGATACAAGTAAAAGTTACATAGCTAAAGACGGAATTAAATTTCAACCAAACAGAGAAGATATTGTAAGACAAGCTATTATTTTTAAAAAGAAAATGCAAGGATATGATAAAAGATTAGATGGAGAAACTATAGAGGAATATAATCTAAGAATATCAGGAAAATAATGGAAATACTAACTAAAGATCAATATAAAAACGCAGGTTTTAATGATGATGAAATTTCTGCCTTTACCTTAAAAACAACCGAAGAAAATCAAAACAAAAATACAGAAATTAATAGCAAGTATGTTGATGGTATGGATTACTTTGATTTAAAAGATTTTGATACACTTACTTCAGTTGACACAAAACCAATACAAGAATATTGGCAAGGTGTAATGAGTGAAATTAAAGATTTACCAAAAACCATTTATGGAGAAAAAAGTGAATTTATAGATCATATAAAAATAGGAGTTGGTGCTAGTAATGTTGGTCTAGGAACTGCTCTTTTTCAAGGAGAAGATTTACCAACTGCGTATCAAAGAGAATATGGTGAAGATGAAAGTTTTTTAGAAGGATTGGTTCAAAGAGGAACAACTATGGCATTTGATTTGCCATTCTATATAGCAGGTGGAGCTGGTGGTAGTGCTGTTGGAGCATACTTTGGAGGACCTGCGGCTGCAAAATATACTGGTCCATTTGGAGCTGGTTTTGTAAATGGTTCAATTAGAAAAACTTTAATGGAAGCTATTCAAAAAAAACAAATTGATGAACCTGTAGATTATATGAAAATATTTTTAGAAGAAGGTGTTAAAGCTGGTGTAACAGAAGGAGCTCAATTAAGTCTTGCGTTAAATGCTCCACGAATACTAGGACCAAAACTAGGAGCTAATTATTTTGCAAAAGTTCTTACTAGATTTACTGCATTTGAAGGCTTGGGAGCTGCTATACATGGACAATTACCAGGAGGTAGAGAAATTGCTTATTCAGGAATTTTTTGGGGTTTATCAGGATTTGATGGTAATCGAGCTAAAATAGTAAAAGCAGAAAAACATTACAAAAAAAAAGCAGATGAAATTTATATAAAAACAAATAAAAAACCAACTGAAATTTTAATAGAAGAAAATTTAGACAGAACAATTAAAAATGATAACGATAGCATTAATACTATAATACCAAAAGCTTTAGAAAATCTTGTTCCCAAAACAACGGAAAATATTAATCTTAAAAATTTAAAAACACAAGAAAAAATAACTGAATTAAAAAAGAAAAATCAAGAAATTTATAAATTAGAAAGAGAAAAAAATAATAAAGATAACAAAGTTGGATCTAAAATTTATAAAGAAACTGTTTTAGAAGTTAGAAAAAACAATCCAGATTCTACTGTTGCTGAAATAAATCGTGCAGTTGCAGAAAAATTATCAACTAGAACAAATAAAAAATTAGAACCAATTATATTAGAAATTAAAAAACTTGAATCAAAATTAGAAAAACCAAGTAAAGATGAAATAGATATTTCTAAAACAGAGATAATAAAATCCGAAGATCCTGCAATGCAGCATATGTTTGACAATATGGCATTTGGTACTAATAAAAATAAAATTCCAATTATAGATCAAGCAAAAGAAGCAGCACATATATTTGAATTAACACAAGTTGACTTTAGAGCTCCACTTAAAAGAGCCATGAAAGAAGCTAATATGCGTGTTAAACCTATTATGGCAGAGTTAAATGTTTATGAACAAGCTGCACAGTTATCAAGATCAAATACTTTAGGTGATTTTTTTTTACTAAGAAAAACTCTTGATGGTAAAGGAAAAGTTAATGGTGAATCTTTGTCTGATATTTTTAAAAATATGTCTTTAAAAGATTTACAAGAATATTCAGCTTATGAAATGTCGGTGTTTAATAAAACTCTTCTTAAAAGGGGTCTTAAAACTCCATTTGAAAGTAAATTTACTGAACAAATAGTGTCTAATAAAAATTATATTAAAAAATATGAAGCTAAAAGAAAAAGAACTATTTTATTTAGAGAAAGAGTTTTAAATTATTTAAAAGAAAAGGGAAGGCTTTCTGCTGAACAAGTAAAAATAATAAAAGAATATAATGAAAATTATGTTCCTGTTTTTAGAGAAATAAAAAATATGGAGGGAAGCAAAGTGGTAGGAAAAGGATCTTCTTTAAAAGGAAGAACTAAAGAAGGTAGTGAATTAAAAGTATTAGATACCTTACAATCTACAGTAGAAATAACACAAAGGTTAATTCAAGAAGCCGAAGTAAATAATTTAAGAACTAGATTTATAGAAAATGTTGTATTACCACAAAAAGCTAAAAACAATTCTTATTTTAACTTTATTCAAAAAATGCCAATAAAACAAAAAACAACAAAGGAAATAAGAGAAAATCTTTTAAAGGATAAAATTTATTCAAAAGAACAATTAAATTTATTATCAGATAAAGCAATTAATCAATTAGATGCTTATAGACCTAGTAATTACAATAAAAAAGATTCGTTTACTATTTACCTTAAAGATGGAACAAAAGAAAGATGGAATGTAGGAGAGGATCTTGTAAGAGCAACTTCTGCTGGTTTATCTAAAAACTTTGATTATTTACAAAAGTTTTTTAATCCTGCTGCTAGACTTACTAGAGGTGGAGCTTTATTTGTTCCAGGTTTTGTTGCTGCAAATCTTTTTAAAGATTCTTTACTAGCAATGACAAGTGTTCCTGGAATATGGATTCCTTTAGTAGATTCCGCTATAGGATTAATTAATATTTTTAGATCAAAAACTCCAGAAAAATTTGGTCAAAAAGGAATGAAAGAACTATATTTAAAATGGGAAAGTTCACTTGGTCCACAAACTTCTTTATTAAAAGCTGAAGCTATGTTGAAAGATTTACCAGTTCACAAATTATTTAATGAAGCAAATCTAAAAAATAAATTAATGTCCCCTTGGGAAACTTTTATTAAAGGAACTTTAAGTCTTTCAGAGGAAGCTACAAGATTTAGAGTTTTTGAAAAAGTGTACAAACTTGGTTTAAAAAAAGGATTAACCGAAGAACAGGCTATAAAAAGAGGTGGTTTTTCTGCTGCAAATTTATTGGATTATTCAAGAATGGGTACACAAGGAGCTTACATAAATTCTTTAGTTCCTTTTTGGAATGTTGGTGCTCAAGGTTTAAGAAAACTAGCTGTAACAATTAAAGACGAACCTGTTAAGGCTTCTACTGTAATATTTTTATCTATTGTTGTGCCTACAATTTTAGAACAAATTTTATATGCAGATGATCCTAAATACGAACAACAAGAAGATTGGGTAAAGTTAAATTATTGGTATGCTAGATGGAATGGTGTTGAATATAAAATTCCAAAACAATTTCAATTAGGAACTATTTTTTCAGAATTAACAGTCTCTATAATGAACCTTATGAAAAAAGATAATAAAAAAGCTTTTGACGATTTTGTTGTAGATTTTTTAAAAAACCAAGTAAAAGCTTTTAATCCCATACCCCAACTTATTAAACCTCTTGCAGAAATTTATCAGAATAAAACTTTTTTTACAGGTAGAAATGTTATTCCAGAATATTTAGATAGAAGTATTGAAGATCCTTATCAAGCAGTACCTTACACTTCTGAAACTATGAAGTTAATAGCAAGAGGTATTAATTCTATATTACCTGACAATTCATCTGTTATTATTAACAATCCAATTTTACTTGAACATCTTGTTAGGTCTTATCTAGCTACACTTGGAAAACATTTATTAGTTTTAACAGATAAACTTTTAATTGAAACTGGAACTATAGAAGATCCTCAAAAAATGAGTTCTCAATTATCTGATTATCCTTTGGCTAGAGCTTTTGTTTTACCAAAAGTTCCAAGATGGAGTTCTTATGAAAGTAGATATTTTGAAGAATTAGATATAATTAAAAAACGAGACGCTACAATAAAATTTCTTGAAAAAAATAATGATTTTAAAGAAGCTGCAAAACTAAAAGAACAATATCCATACGATTTAGCAGCATTAAAAAATAATGAAAAAGCCTATCAAGATATTACAAAAGCTATTATAAAAATATCTAACGCAAAACTAGAAGTATTATTAGATGCTGATATATATAAGACATTGACAAAAATAGAAAAAGAAGAAAAAATAGATGCTTTAAAGGATGAAAAATTTGAACAAATTAGAAAATTAAGAACTTTACAAATATTTATAACGGCACAAGGTCTAAATATGATGAATATTAAAGTTGCCATGCCAGAAGAAAAATAGTATAGAGAGTTAATATGACAGTATCAAGCACAACAGTAAAAAATTCATACTCAGGCAATGGTAGTAACGATACTTTTGTTTACGGATTCAAGATTTTTGCAGACACAGACTTAGAAGTAATTATTAG